GGCAATCAAATGTGAGAAAACCCACTATATGATTATGTTGACTTTTAAGTCAACGTTTTTAAGAATGTTTATCGATTTAGTAATAAATCTAAATAATTGAGGGGATTTGGTGTGGATGCATATACATAGTATATTTTCTTCCGAAACTGAATAATCTAAAGTAGTTTCTTCTGAAACTTTAATAGTTTTAATATCACAAGGATGACTATCCTCATTGCTTTTAATAGAATCATTAATGATAATATTATGAACTGGATACGTATTGAATCTAAGTCTACTTTCCTTTCGGTTAAGTATTACCTTAAAATCAGTATCTAGTGCAGTGAGTTGAGAAGTGAGATTTTCGATATCTAGTTGATCTTCAATAGAAGATTGACTCAATTTAGAAATCGATTTCACAATATTAACAGACTGTATGACAATTAACTCATCGATTAATCGATGAGAGTCATCATCTGAAGTTTTGAACATTGGACGAAGTACTTCAGGAATATTTCCTGGATATAAGTCATCGGTATTTATACCATTCAAAACGTTAATTTTCACTCCTAAATCATTACGATCTTCGCCAGTGAGTTCATCGAAGTCTGGAAACAGTCTAAGATAAGTTTGCTCGATAACAGTCATCTTATTACGTACAGCATCAATAGCCCTTATGAGTAAAAAGATAATTTTAAAATTATCCATTATTTCAGGTGTAAAACCAATATCTTTAAGCCTATTCGGTTGATCAGATAGAAGTTCTGCAAGAGTCTTAGTACCATCAAAAGTACAATAAGTAAACTCCGCTAGTAATTGCAAGTATGTAATGCCCTGCTTATTTGTTCGAATGAGTTGTTTATAAAAACAACCATTCTCAGAGAATAGAGGTGCAATTTGTTCAATTGTATAACCACGACTTATCAAATCATTTATAAGATAAGGTATTTCGCGGAAATCACTAACAGCATTGTTTAATAAAGATACTGATATAGGTGAAAGGTTCACGGAACTCCCGTGTTCATCAACTGCTCCAATTAAGGAACAAGTTGTAAATCACTGAATGTCATTCACTTTACCAATAGTTTTAGTTAACGAGATGCTACATCCAGAACTTTCTAAAAAGTTCCTTCAATAGTTCGACATATCAAGGTTAAAACCTTGATTGTCGTCCCCAACGGTCGAAAAGTATTTACATACTTCTTTCACGTCATTAGTACCAATGGTCTTATGTGCTGAAAAGCGTCATAATTCCATTAGGAAACACTGAAACAAATTGAAGGATTCATACGAACCCATTGGCTGACCTACTTCATAATTGATTGTCTCACCATTACTGGTAGAGAAATCTATGAAGGAAACCAGTTCAAAATAATCCTGAGCAAATCTCGGATTTACATAAGATGATAAAACATCTCTTTGATAAATCCTAGGTATTCTATCACTTGCATTCGAGAGATCGAATGAGATGGAGTAACCTGTCAATGAGTATGATTTTATAGCTTTCGTAAGAGAGCCAAAATGATTGTACATAAAACAAGCATCATTACGTACGTAATGTCTTGTTATCACTTTGTCAATTAATTGACGAATGATATTCATTGGTTGCTGGATTCAGAAATTTTGGATTGCAACAACCCTATTTTTGTTTCCCTTCTCAGGTACTTGAGTAACTTTGGCAATTTTTGCCTTACTACTATCAAAATTAGGATTTTGCTGTTCGTATAGTTCAGAATAAGTATTGACAGAAACAACTAAATCTTTTCGATTAAGATGTTTACACATCTTTTCGAACGAGGTAAATAACTTTGTGTTATGTTTTAAAACATAAGCATCTAGAAGCATGGTCTGAATAGCATTGCCATTTGGACCTGATTTACCAGATAGTTTGTACTGTCTTGATAGTGATTCCATTTCGTTCTCTCATTGAGTACTTATATCTTTCGATATTGGGTGTTCTTTGAGGAATGATCTGAATTCTATCGACATCGAATTAACAAAGCTGTATTCAGCTTTAGACATTTTATTGGTAATGGATTCAGTTGAGAATTCAGGAAGCTCAGTAGGTAACTTATATGTTGCATATACTGACTCAAGAATGTGAAAAACAAAAAGAGTATCTTTACAGATACCTTCATGTTTGATCAAGTTAAAGAAAACATTCAAACTAGAAAGTTTGCTTGGAATCTTATTTGAACTGGAGTATGATACTCCCTTCACTTGTGCGAATTCCGAACCCCTAAAGCGAGCAAGAACACTTGTTCAAACAGCTTTATAAATACCGGGACCAATAGTAACATTATTGTTAATAACAAGTTCATTAAAGAACTTAATATTTTCAACGATTAAAGATTTTAGTAGAGCAGCATCATACGCAGTGCGCTTTTCATTAGGAACTCTCGTAGAGAGAACTTCTGATAGTACATCCACGTCTTTTTCAGACAAGGCTATTACGCCTCGAGGAAAAATACCGTTAGGATTATTTTTGGACTTCATTAATGAAATTCCAATTTTCTCCTGTCAAGCAGTAATAAGAGGAATAGTTTTATTATCAGAAGATTTATTCTTCTTAGAACTATTTTTATCACCCTTGGGTGACTTCTTAATTGGTGAAGGAATCTTTAAAGGTTCCTTTTCATCTACTGCTTGAAGTGATCCAGTAGATTCATTTATTGAATCACTAAATCCTCTGTTTCAAGATTTAAAAGAGAAGAGAACTAAATAATAGATCTGTAAAGATCCTAATTTTAGTTTAAATGAAAAGTACAAAAAAGCTATTCTTATCGAAAGAATCAACTTCTTGAAAATTTCAAGTAGAGAAGGAACAATTTCAAATACTATTGGCGACAAAAGTATAGGAATTATGTTCTTTAAGGTAAGAGTATTAAACATAGTATAACGGATTCGTAAGAATTCTATACTTAGAAGTGCACCAAAAGGCG